TAAATACTACAACAGTAACAGCATTAGCAGAAGTATTAACAGCAATTACAAAAACTAACACAAGCACTAGCACAGATACTACTACAACTACTATAACAGCAACAGAAACTGGAACTCCTATGGCTATTATAGCTACAACTACAGGTACTACAGTAACTAGTACAAATACTGGAACAAGCACTACGACTTCAACGTCAACAGGAACATGAATCAAATATTTATAGGAATCATATTACTACTAGGTTTTAGTACTTACTATTTTTATAGTCAAAACTTAATATTAGTAGGAAACAATTTAGCACTAGAAGGTGCAGTTGCAACGCAGGAAGCAGCGATAGAAAGTCTAAAAGGAGACTTTGCGCTTCAGACTACCCAGTTGCAAGAACAAACACTCAAAAGTCAAGCGGCTCAGCGAGAATTAAATCGATATAGTGATTTTATAAAGAATTACAAACTATCAGCAAAAATATTAGAAAACCCAGTAGAAATGGAAAGGAAAATAAATAATGGAACAAAACATGCATTTGAGGACATTGAGAAACTTAGCGGTACCGTTGACGATCTTGATGACGGCCTCCAGTTGCAGTCTACTATCGACTAAACAGATAGAAGTAACTGCCAAACCAATGGAGAGAACTTTTGTTCAACCCGTTATGCCCCGAGAAATAAATCTTGGTGTACCACAATGGATTGTGGTAACTCCAGATAACTGGGAAGAGCAATTAGAAAGAATTAAAGAGCAGGAAGGCGAAGTACTTTTTCTAGCTATGACAGTACCAGACTATGAAGTTATGTCTGTCAACATGAAAGAATTAAAAAGATATATAACCGAACTGAAAGATGTAGTAGTCTACTATAAGGAAGTCACTGCACCTCAGACTGATGCACAAAAACAGAATTAAAATCTGTAATACTTGTGATCAGTATACAAAGTTTAAAGTGTGCAAAGCATGTAAATGTTTTATGCCACTTAAAGCAAGGCTAACTAGGGCATCCTGCCCGAAAGGCAAATGGGAGAAGTAAATGGATTGGTTAAAACAAAGAGTTTCTGAGAGAACATCTTGGGACGGAGCAGTAATTATCGTTGTGTGTGGTTTAGTACTATTCACAGGCGGATTAGCTAAATTATTAGCAATAGGAGGCCTATGCTACGGCATATGGACTTGTTACGAGGCGGAATAATGCCATCAGGTAAAGGAACATACGGGAAGACTAGAGGTCGCCCAAAAAAGAAAAAGCCAGCAAAACGCGGCAAGAAGAAAGGTATGAGGCATGGCTGCTAGACGCAGACCAGCACGAAGAAAAGCTTCAGCTAAGAAACGTAACATACCTACTAATAAGAAGCTATACGCAAGGGTAAAAGCTGCAACAAAACGAAAGTTTGCAGTGTACCCTAGCGCATATGCTAATGCTTATCTTGTAAGAATGTATAAGAAGGCAGGAGGCAAGTACCGTCGTGGCTAAGGGTGGGTTAAGTACATGGTTCAAACAGAACTGGGTAGATATATCTAGACCTAAAAGAAAGGGTGGATTCGAAAAATGTGGCAGACCAAAAGCAGGGAAGAAGAAATACCCAAAATGCGTACCAGCTGCAAAAGCAAGTCGAATGACAAAAAAGCAGATCAGATCGGCAGTTAGTCGAAAACGATCTAAGAAACAAGGAGTAGGTGGAAAACCTACTAATGTTAGAACATTTAGGAGAACTACACGTGGCCGTAAGAAGAGCTAGAAGTAAAAAGTCCTCAAAGTTAAAAAGAGTGGGCGTATCAGGATATAATAAACCAAAGCGTACGCCCAAGCACCGAACAAAATCTCATGTTGTTGTAGCAAAAGTTGGTACAAAAACAAAGGTTATACGATTTGGACAACAAGGAGTGTCAGGAGCAGGAAAATCTCCAAAAACAATGGCACAAAGAAAAAGAAGAGCCTCATTCAAAGCTCGTCACGCCAAAAATATAGCTAAAGGCAAAATGTCAGCAGCATATTGGGCAAATAAGGTAAAATGGTAAACAAATTTAAACAAAAAGCTAAACAACTTTGGAACATGATCAACGGCAAGGACAAAAACCTAGATGGTAAAGTCGATATTGACGATGCATGGATTACAGCAAGGCAAAAAAGCAAGAAACGTTCAAAAAACGTTAAGGAGAGATAGAGATGTCTATGAGATTAATGGCAGCAGAAGTTGCCTGTGGTACTAGTGTTGGAGCAGCTTCGACTTTTGAAAACGCAGTATATGTAAGACTAGTTAATTCTGGATCAACAGCAAGATTAGTAACTGTAGCAAATGCAACAGATGTAACACTGGCTTCAATTACAATCGCACCAGGGGAAGTAACATTCCTAACTAAAGATCAAGACCATCAAATATTTGCAGCACATGCTGAAGTATTAGGTGTACCAATAATATGGAGTTAAACTTGGATAATAAAGAGTGGTTAGAAGATATTGCTGCTTACAGCACTTCTACACTTGCTTTACTTAACAGAAAAGCAGAAAAATCCAAACAGATTTCCGATGGAGATCAAGTCATGAGTGAAATATGTATAGGATACTTGTATCTTTTACATACACTAAACACACAAGGGATATTGGAAACAAAATCAATAGGTAACGCATTAAATCGAACTGTGCACTAATGTTAGATGTTAGTAGAACAGATATCGTAAGTAATTCGTTTATGGACTTTCCTACTTCGGAAAGATTTATTAAGTTACCTATAGATTCTTACCTTGACTTATTAGGAATTACTCCTAACAGTTCACAGACAGCGCTGATTAATGCTGTCAACAACCCAAAATACAGATTCGTATGTGCCGCTATTTCTAGACGGCAAGGAAAAACATATATAGCAAATGTTATCGGGCAACTTGTTTCACTTGTGCCAGGTTCAAACATTCTTATTATGTCGCCCAACTACTCTTTGTCTCAAATATCATTTGACTTACAAAGAGGACTAATAAAACATTTTGATTTAGAAGTTACAAAAGATAATGCAAAAGATAAAGTAATAGAACTCTCCAATGGTTCTACTATTCGTATGGGTTCAGTTAATCAAGTTGATTCTTCAGTAGGAAGATCATATGATTTAATAATTTTTGACGAAGCAGCACTAGCTGATGGCAAAGACGCATTTAACGTCGCCCTTCGTCCTACACTAGATAAAATAAATAGTAAAGCAGTATTCATATCTACTCCCAGGGGTAGAAATAACTGGTTTGCAGACTTTTATCACAGGGGTTTTAGTGAAGAGTTTTCCGATTGGGCTTCCATTCGTGCAACTTATCATGAAAATCCACGCTTCAGTGATGATGACATCAAAGAAGCAAGAAAAGCTATGTCCTCAGCAGAGTTTGCCCAAGAATATATGGCAGACTTCAACACATATGAAGGACAAGTATGGAATTTTAATTTTGAAGAGTGTGTTGCAGACTTAAGTCAGCTAGATACTAGTGATATGGATGTGTTCGCGGGATTGGATGTTGGGTATAAAGATCCAACAGCATTGTGCGTCATAGCCTATGATTGGGATCAGCAAAAATTTTATCTTATAGATGAGTACATGGACGCAGAAAGAACTACAGAACAACATGCCATAGAAATTCGCCGAATGATAGACAAATATAGTATTGATTACATTTATATCGATTCCGCAGCACAACAAACAAGATTTGATTTTGCTCAGAATTATGATATTTCTACGATTAATGCTAAAAAATCTGTTCTAGACGGAATCGGGCATGCGGCCGGTATCATAGATAACGATAGATTGATAATAGATCAAAGATGTTCACAAGCATTGTCATGTGTAGATCAATACCAATGGGATCCAAATCCCAACTTACTGAAAGAAAAGCCAAAACATAATATGGCAAGTCATATGTCAGACGCTCTTAGATATGCGCTGTACACATTTCAAGAATCTTCAGGGAGTTTTTAGTTTTGACCTGCCAAAAAATAAATGTTGACATGAAGGTGAATTTTTGGTATAATTTTATATAAATAGGAATTTATGGATTTAAAACGAGATTTAGTCAAGTACGTTAGAGATAAAGCGAAATCTAAATATAAGAAAGACACCCAGTGCTTTATCTGTGGTGACACAGAACATTTAGACTTTCACCACTTCTACGGAATGACTGAGCTTCTTGATACTTGGTTGAAAAGTAAGAAAATTACGATAACCTCAGCTGACGAGATCATGAAAATTCGTGAAAACTTTATTGAAGAATTTACTAACGAGATTTACAATGAAGCTGCTACACTATGCAAAGCCCACCATCAACGGCTACACAGTATTTATGGTAAGAGACCTAAACTGGTGACAGCACTTAAACAAAAAAGATGGGTGGAAAAACAGAGAGAAAAACATGGCATGGTATGACAGAATATTAGGTAGAGACCCCGAGGATCAGGAAAAACTGAATCCTGCACAGTCGTTCATCGGTATGGACGAGGGTATGACAATTGACACCCGAGAAGTCAAAGACAATTACAGAACAGCATACGAAGAACTAGAAGTAGTTAATCGCGCTGTAAATATGATAGTAGATGATTCAGCAGACATTAAATATGATGTTGGAATGAAAGTAAATGGTATTATGCCAGTTGTAGAAAATATTCGAAGAACTCGCGTAGACTTATTACTTAATAAAGAACCGAATCCGTTTCAAGACGTTAATACATTTAAGAGAAATCTTATAATTGATTTACTAATAGACGGTAACATCTTCGTATATTTTGATGGAAGGCATTTATATCATCTTCCAGCACAGAATGTAACTATTCATTCTGATACTAGTACTTACATTGAGAAATTTACATATGATGGTCATGTTGACTATTCTACGAAAGAAATAATACATATTAAAGAAAACTCATTTAAATCAATATATCGTGGAACTCCAAGGTTAAAACCAGCGTATCGCACAATGTATTTACTAGATAACATGAGGAAGTTTCAAGATAACTTCTTTAAGAATGGAGCAGTTCCAGGATTAGTACTTAAGAGCCCTAACACTCTTTCCGACAGAATAAAGGAAAGAATGCTGCAAAGCTGGTCTACTAGGTACAATCCCAAAAACGGCGGTAAACGCCCTCTTATTTTAGATGGTGGACTTGAAGTTGATGCTTTAACAAAAGTCAACTTTAAAGAACTGGATTTCCAGACATCAATATCGGCGAATGAGAAAATAATTTTAGAAGCTATGGGTGTTCCACCTATACTTTTAGACGGTGGGAATAATGCTAATATTAGACCTAACCACAGACTTTACTATTTGGAGACAGTTCTTCCAATAGTAAGAAAGATGTCATATGCTTTTGAAAGATACTTTGGCTTTGAGCTGACTGAGAATGTTACAGACATTCCAGCTTTACAACCAGAGTTAAGAGATCAAGCTGCATACTATGCAACCTTGGTCAACACAGGTATTATGACTCCAAACGAGGCTAGAGACCAATTAGGACGTGAACCTTTAGAAGGACACGACGAACTAAGAGTCCCAGCTAACATAGCGGGTTCAGCAGCGAACCCCACAGAAGGTGGACAACCACCACAAGAAGAGGAACAGGATAATGGCGAACAAGAAAGCAATACTTGAAACATTAGCAGATTTTTTTGCTAAACAAGGTAAAGTTTTAACACCAAGTGAGTATAAATCTATGGGCAACGAAGACGTCCCAATGAGATTTATGGTTGCGAAAAGACCTTTCGGGTCTTGGTCACGCATGACTCAGATGTTAAAAGTGAACTTTCCAGACCAATGGGCCAAAGCTAACTCAGAACCAGCTCCTACGGTTAAACCGAAGAAAGCAGCTGAGAAACCAGCAAAGGCAGCTCCCAAAAAAG